TGTGAACAGTACGAGAAGGGATATATCAGCGGATGCACAACTTCCATTGAAGATCTTGTTCATGCTGTTCATAATGATAGGGGGGTATTCGGAGATGACGGGTTCAAACCTGGTGTCTTCATGATGGTTGTACCAGCAGAAACAGTAGAGGAGACGATCAATGAGCTACTACGATTTTGTAGTGAGGGCGATATTGTTATTGATCATGGCAATAGCAGTTTTAAGGACAGTCGGAAAAGAGCGGAACGCCTTGCAAAACTGGGCATCCAATATATTGATTGTGGCACTAGCGGTGGTGTTTACGGTTTGGATCGCGGATACTGTCTTATGGTTGGTGGCGGAAATACTGCGGTCGCCACTTGTGCGCCCATTTTTAACGCCCTCGCCCCAGGTATCTCTGCCGCCGAACGTACACAACCTGGCGACTTTGTGAGACAATCTGAACTGGGTTGGTTGCACTGTGGCGGTCCTGGTGCAGGGCATTTTGTAAAGATGGTTCACAACGGGATTGAATATGGTATAATGCAAGCCTATGCCGAAGGATTTAACATCCTCCACGAAGCAAATGCAGGTTCCAAGTATGTCAAAGCAGGAGATGCAGAGGTTGCCCCAATGGACAACCCTGCCGATTATTGCTACGATATTAACGTTGCTGAGGTGGCTGAGTTATGGCGTCGTGGTAGCGTGGTTGGCAGTTGGTTACTTGATCTTACCGCTGCTGTTCTACGGCGTGACCGTGAGTTGTCTGACTTCAGTGGGGGTGTCTCTGACAGTGGCGAAGGTCGCTGGACTGTCCATGCTGCTGTGGATCTTGGCGTACCCGCTCCTGTCATCAGCACTGCTCTGTATGAACGTTTTGGTTCACGCCGTCTTGGTGCTTTCGCGTCCAAGGTTCTAAACGGAATGCGTTATATGTTTGGGGGGCACAATGTTAGGTAATGTCTTACTTTGGACAGCAATACCCTTTGTATGTGCCACCCTCGCATTTGGACGATATAAAGGTGAAATATCGTATTACGATTCGGACGACTATGATGGAAATGGATGTGCTCACTAGCCAGATAGTAATCTTTGGTGCTACTGGCGACCTGGCAAAAAAGAAACTAATCCCTGCACTGTATAAACTACACACAAAGGGATTGCTTCCCAATAATATGGTTATTGTTGGCACATCTCGTCGTGCTCTCGGAAAGCAACTATGGGTGGAGTCTTTGGGTGAGTATCCAGAGGACTTCATCCATCGACTCGATTGGATGAGCACCGATCTGGAGAAGGTTGAGACTCTAAAGAAACTACCTGATTGTGATGACAGCACATATTTTCTTTCTGTCCCACCAGAGAGATATGCTGCGGCGATTGAAAACCTTAGTGCAGCGGGGTTACTTACAAATGCCGAAACTTCCCGAGTGGTTATCGAAAAACCCTTTGGACACGACTATAAATCTGCTGATCATCTACAGTCTGTGGTTGGGAGATGTCTACGCGAGAAACAAGTATATCGCATTGACCATTATCTCGGTAAAGATAGTGTTAATAACATTCTTGCCACTCGCTTTAGTAATATATTTCTTGAGCCATTATGGAATCGCCAGTACATAGATGAGGTGCAGATCTTTGCTACCGAGACTATCGGATGTGAGGGTCGTTCCCAATACTATGAGACTGCGGGTCAGGTTAGAGACATGTTGCAGAATCATATTCTGCAGGTCTTGTCTCTAGTTGCTATGGAACCACCTAGCAAGATGGATGCTAGGGAAATCAGACGTGAGAAGACAAAGGTGCTTGCCGCCACTAGAATGTCCGAGAACGTTATTTTTGGTCAATATGAGTCATACCGTCATGAAGAGGGCGTTGATCCTGACAGTAGTACTCCTACCTATTTTGCTGGGACTTTATTCGTCGATAACTGGCGTTGGCAGGGGGTTCCTTTTAACGTCATGACTGGTAAGAAGTTACCCTACGGTTGCGTAGAGGTCGTCATCAAACTCAAAGAACCACCACTCAAACTCTATGAAGGAGAAGTAAATGATCGTATCGTTATTCGTTTACAGCCTGATCCTCATTTTGATATCCTCATGGATATTAAATCACCAGGACTGAATGATGATCTTGAGACTGCTACCCTTACCTATGATTATCCTCAGGACAGGGCTATTGATGGCTACGAAAAACTTCTATATGATGCTATCAATGGAGATCAGTCTCACTTTGTACACGTCGATGAAGTAATGGAATCTTGGAGGATCGTAGATGATTTACTTTGTACTGGGGATTCTTGCCCCATACGCACTGCTCCTTTTATCTATCACCCTGGTCTCTGGGGACCAGAACACAAAACCAGATTCATAACCAACTGGGATTATCCAGCATGAAAAAAGAAACCGAGGAAGAACGCAAGAAACGAATAGAGCAGATAAGTAAACACCTTCATCCTCATAATGATGAACCTGATCCTACTGCGTATATGGGGAACTATAACTTTCCTCAAATGCTTTTTGCTTTCTGCCTCGGATTCTGTAGCATGTTTGTCTTGGCAGCAGATGAAATAAATGATTTCAAAGGTTGTCCTTTCCCCGAGTATTTCGATGAACCACGTTCAACTGTTCGTTAGACACGTTATGCAAACTCCATGGTGCTTAAGTGTCATGGGTTTTCTACTTGTATTCGTTCCTATCCTAGGTGTGTGGGCAGTTCACAAATACAACTGGCAACACTGGGCACCATTCGATAAGGGGCATAAGTAATGCCAGAGTTTGTACCTGGAGTCTTTATAATCCTTGCATGTGGACTTGCCTTCACTGCTTATTGTGTTGTCTATATATTAAGAATGGCGCATAAGGAGTTGCAGGATGGGAGCGATGGTACCACCGAGTCGGAAGAGTTGTTACAACTTCCGAGTGATCAGCATCGACAGAGTTCTGGACGGGGACACGATTGATGTCACAATCGATTTAGGATTCGATCTCTATAAGAAAGAGCGTGTCCGTGTTGCAGGTGTGGATACTCCCGAAAAGCGCACCAAAGACTTAGAGGAAAAAGCACTTGGATACGATGCAACCAACTGGCTCAAGGAAAAACTCGAAGGTGCCATTTCTGGAGAGGATGAACTTGTGGTTCGCACTGAACTCGTTGGCGGTGTTGGTAAGTATGGTCGTCTACTTGGGTGGCTCTATGTGGGGGACAGCGAACTATCGCTCAACGAAATGATGATTGAAGAAGGTTACGCCTGGGCATATGATGGTGGAACTAAGCAGAAAGACTTTGAGGAACTGCGTGAGATCCGTCGCGCCCACGGCAGTCTGGTATGAGTACTCTTTTCATATATGCATTTGTACTCCTACTCACAGTAGGAATGGAACTGACTTGGCCTGTGAAGAATAACAAATGAGTATCCCCGACGTATATCTTGGTAATCCTAATCTAAAGAAGGCGAATGTCTCTCAGGGATTTACTCCCGAGCAGGTGCAGGAATATATTAAATGCAGTAAGGATCCAGTATATTTTATTAGTCATTACATCAAGATTGTTTCTCTTGACGAGGGTGTAATCCCTTTCAAGATGTACGATTTTCAGGTTGACATGGTTAACAAGTTTCATGAAAATCGTTTCAACATTGCAAAACTGCCACGACAGTCGGGTAAGTCTACAGTTGTGACTGCTTACCTGTTGTGGTACGTTCTTTTTAATGCCAACGTCAACGTAGCAATCCTTGCTAACAAAGCGGCAACTGCTCGTGAGATGTTGGGTCGTTTACAACTATCTTATGAAAACCTCCCCAAGTGGATGCAACAAGGCATCCTCGGATGGAACAGAGGTAGCTTGGAACTGGAGAATGGAAGTAAAATCCTTGCTGCATCTACTTCCGCTTCTGCTGTCAGGGGTATGTCTTTTAACGTCATATTTCTGGACGAGTTCGCGTTCATTCCGAATCATATCGCTGACCAGTTCTTTAGTTCTGTTTATCCTACTATTTCATCTGGTAAATCTACCAAGGTGATCATCATTTCCACGCCTCACGGCATGAACATGTTCTACAAGTTGTGGCATGATGCTGAGCGTGGTAAGAATGAATATGTCACTACAGAGGTTCATTGGTCTGAGGTCCCAGGTAGAGATGCCAAGTGGAAAGAACAGACGATTAAGAACACGTCTGAAGAACAGTTCCGAGTTGAGTTTGAGTGTGAGTTCCTTGGATCGGTTGACACACTAATCTCCGTGTCAAAACTCAGGACACTTGTATATGAAGAACCACTAAAGCGTAGTGCTGGTTTGGATGTATATGAAGAACCAATAAAGGACCACACATATGTAATGACAGTTGACGTTGCTCGGGGTGTGAGTAAAGACTATTCCGCATTCTGTGTGATGGATACAACCACCATTCCATACAAGATGGTGGCAAAGTATAGGAACAGTCAGATCAAACCAATCCTGTTTCCCAACATCATCAACGATGTGGCAAGAGCATACAACCATGCATATGTCATGATTGAGGTCAATGACATTGGTGGACAGGTTGCTGACATCATGCAGTTTGACCTAGAGTATGACAATCTGCTCATGTGTGCCATGCGTGGTAGAGCAGGTCAAGTTGTGGGACAGGGATTCTCTGGTCAGAAGACACAGTTAGGTGTGAAGATGACCACCACTGTGAAGAAGACTGGTTGTTCAAACCTCAAGGCACTGATCGAAGACGACAAACTATTGCTGTCGGATTATGATGTGATTGCTGAACTAACTACGTTTATCCAAAAAGGACAAGCGTGGGAAGCAGAGGATGGATGTAACGATGACCTTGCAATGTGCTTGGTTATCTTTGCATGGGTTGCACTTACGGATTACTTCAGAGAACTCCACGATACTGATGTCAGAAATCGTATCTACCTGGAGCAGAAAGAACAGATCGAAGCAGACATGGCACCATTCGGATTTATTGACAATGGTCTAGAAGAAACGACCTTTGTTGATGCTGATGGTGATGTCTGGCGTACTGATGAATATGGTGACATGTCATATATGTGGGACTATCGCTAATGGATTTAGAGGACCAACTTAGATTTGAACACTTTCTATTTCAGGATAGAAAGTGTGTGAAGTGTGGTGTGACTAAACCACTGATCGAAGGGTTCTATTTGGCAAGAAAAGATAGAGGACATCTCCCCTCATCATATTCTTATGAGTGCAAGCGATGCACAATAAAACGGATTGTCAATGCAAGAAATGCGGACAAACCTGTATTGTGGGAATATCCAGACTGGTAGTGTGTTCGTGCAGTGTTTCCCCGTCTGAAACATTGAAAATAATAAATATCTATAGCACCAAGAATGAATACTTCTCAGGAGTTTAACAGATGGCATCGACACAGCTTTCACCAGGGGTTGTCGTACGCGAGAGAGATCTCACCACGGTCGTAAACGCAACGGTAGATAACGTTGGCGCGATCGTTGGTGCGTTTGAAAAGGGTCCCGTTGAAGAGGTGATTTCCATCACTTCTGAGGCTGAACTTCTCTCTGTGTTCGGTCGTCCCAACGACTACAACTACGAATACTGGTTCAGTGCAGCACAATACCTGCTGTATGGTGGTACCCTCAAGGTTGTCCGTGCAAACAACGCATCGCTTGCAAACGCAATCGATACAGCACAATACACAGTTTCAACCTTCAGTGCAAATGACACCACACTGACCGTACTCGACTCTACAGATTTTGACGTAGCAGATCTGCTGCTCATCGACGCTGAACTTCTGGGCGTTAGCTCGGTCAGCGGCAACGATGTGGTAGTGACTCGTGGACAACTCTCCACCTCTGCTGTGTCTCACTCCGCAGGTTCGGACGTTACTCTGATTGAACCTGGCGCAACCAGCACAACTATCAATGAGGGTGCAACCTTCACCGATTCTGATACAACCCTGACCGTTGCTTCGGCAAACGCTCTGGCTGCTGGCGTCAACGACTACATCAGAATCGACGATGAAATCCTCCGCGTTACTGGCATCACTGGCGATGATCTGACAGTTACCCGTGCACAACTCGGTACTACCGCTGCTGCACACACCAACCTGTCTACAGTAACAATCCAGACCGTTACCAGCCAGAAGACTGAGATCAACGAGCGTACCTCCACTGGTGTTACTGCTCCCCTGATCAAGAATCTGGACACCTACGAGACCACCGTTGAGTCTGCCACTAACAACTGGAAGTGGGCAGGTCGCAACCCTGGTATCTATGGTAACTCCCTCCGCGTTGTGATGACCGACGCAGGTCCTGACCAGATTCTGTATCTGGCACAACCTTCCTCCGCTGAGTGGGAGTTCACCTCTGGTTCCGCAGTTTCTTATTCCGCTGCTAACATCTACGGTAAGGTTTACAACTACACCGTGGTTCTCACCTTCAAGCGTGGTTCTACTCTTGTTGGCGATTGGGAAGCAGACAACTACTTCACTGCTAAAGGCGGTAACGTCACTGGTCGTGTTCTTGCATGGGATAAGGAAACCCGCCGTCTGGAGATCAGCATCGATGGCACTTCTTCTGATGTTCTCGAAGTCACTGATGCAGTCACCGAACTGGCAAACAACAACAACGCTCCTGGTTCTGCAACTGGTGACAGTGCTGAAATCGAGAGCATCCAGCGTCGTCTGTATGTTGCACTCAACTCTGGTAGCCCTCGCTTCACTCCTAACACCACCCTGAGCGATGACAACGCTGCCGTCATCACCGTTTCTGACGTTGCTGATGCTTGGGCAGAGCGTGAGTACTCTCCTGGTCAACTGTGGGTGAACGTTGCTTCCCGTCCCACAACCTCTGCATGGGTTGAAGATCGTGGCGGTCGCCATGACCTGATGCACATCCTGGTTATTGACGGTGACGGCAAACTGACTGGTACCGTTGGTTCGGTTGTTGAGAAGTTCTTGAACGTCTCTAAGGCAAGCGATGCTCGCGGCACTCAGGGTGAAGCACTCTACTACCGCGATGTTGTCAAGAACAACTCCCAATACATCTACTGGGGTTCTCACGAGACAGGTGCTATCTACGATGCAGATGGCAATGCTAATGGCGCATTCGGTCGTACTGGTGTTGGCACTGACTTTGACCTAATCAAGGCAGATGCCGATCACTTCCTGTATGACGTTGACAACCCTGGCGCTTCGGTTACTTCCGCAAAACCGATGCTCCTGTCGAAGAACGGTTCGACCATCAAGTATCACCTGCAAGGTGGTGTTGACGGTTACACCCTGTCCCGCGACAACCTGCTTGGCGCATACGATCTGTACAGCGATGCTGAGACCGAAGAGGTTGACTACATCCTGATGGGTCCTTCGATGAGCACCGAGCTCGACACAATCGCTAAGGCACAGAAGGTCATCGACCTCGCAGCAACCCGTAAGGATTGCATGGCATTCATCTCGCCCCCGCGTGCTGATGTCATCGGCGTTCCCACAACTCGCCAGATTGTTGATCGTACGATCGACTTCTTCGAGCAACTGTCTTCCAGCTCCTACGCTGTGTTCGACAACAACTATAAGTACATCTATGACAAGTACAACGATAAATATCGTTACATTCCTTGTAACGCTGACGTTGCTGGTCTGGTACTTAGCACAACCCTCAACCAAGAGCCCTGGTTCTCCCCTGCTGGTTTCAACAGAGGTCAACTGCGTAACGCGATCAAACTCGCTTACTCTCCTCTGAAGGATCATAGAGACATGCTCTACAATGCACGCATCAACCCGATCGTTGCATTCCCTGGACAAGGCATCGTCCTCTTTGGCGATAAGACCGCTCTCGGTTATGTCTCCGCATTCGATCGTATTAACGTTCGTCGCCTGTTCCTGGTTATGGAGCAAGCAATCGCTGAGGCAGCAAAGACTCAACTGTTTGAACTGAATGACGAGTTCACTCGCCAGTCGTTCAAGAATATCGTTGAACCCTTCCTGCGTCGCATTCAGTCGCGTCGCGGTGTGGTTGACTTCCTTGTAGTTTGCGATGGCACCAACAATCCCCCTGATGCTATCGACCGTGGTGAGTTCTTCGCGGAGATCTTCGTGAAGCCCACTCGCTCCATCAACTACATCACTCTCACCTTTACCGCTACCAGAACTGGTGCATCGTTCGCAGAGATCACCTCGTAACACAACGGGGGACTTCGGTCCCTCTTTCCCCCTCACATGCATTATCAATCCATTAGGAGAATAAACAACAATGGCTGATCAACGTAGAAGATCCCCAGGTCAAATCGAGGGTGGGTTCATCGATTCTCCCATCTTCAACTTCCGCGACAAGATCGAAGATCTTGCTCGCCCCAATCTGTTCCAAGTCGAAATCAACTTCCCCGAACTTGTCAACACAGGTCGTCCTGGCGTTGGCGGTGCTCAAGGCAGTTCGGAATCGCGCAGACAAGAGAACGCTGGTTCGGCAGAAGAATCCATCTCGGGTTCTAACCTGATGTCCACCTTCCTTGTGAAGGCAGCAAACCTTCCTGCATCTACCATCGGTGTTATTGAAGTACCCTATCGTGGTCGTACTCTCAAGATCGCTGGTGACCGCACATTCGAGCCTTGGACTGTTACAGTTCTGAACGACCAAGAGTTCAGACTTCGCGCTAAGTTTGAGGAGTGGGCAACCCGCATCCAAAATCTTCAGCAGAATATCCAAGACGCCAAAGAGATCGGTGACTATCAATCCAACGCGATTGTCCGTCAGTTCTCTCGTCAAGGTGACCAGAAGAGAGCATATTCTTTCCAAGGCATCTGGCCGAGCAGCATCAGCGCAATCGATCTGGCATGGGATAACAACGATACTCCCGAAGAGTACACCGTTGAGTTCCAAGTCCAGTTCTGGACATACGCAGATGACGTGAACATGGGCAATAGTCGTTCCTGATAACTTGCCTAAATAACTTAGGCAATCAAACGGAACAATATTGATGGCAAACCTTTTTGGTTATTCTCTAGCACGTAAGAAGGGTCAGGCGACTGGTCCTTCTTTTGTGCGTAAAGACAGTGATGATGCTGCCGCTCCTATTGCTGCTGGTGGTTATTTTGGTCAGTATGTTGACCTGGGTGATGCTGTCAATAAGGAAAGCGACTCAGATATCATTGGTCGTTATAGAGAAATGGCGATCCACCCTGAGTGTGATAGCGCCGTTAACGATATCGTAAATGAAGCAATCGCTGGTGATCTGGACAATCACCCCGTCGATATCGAACTGTCCAACCTTGTAGTGTCAGACAAACTCAAGCGTGTTATCCGCGATGAGTTTGCAAATATTCTGTCACTTTTAGATTTTGATCGTAAGGCATACGACCTTTTCCGTCGTTGGTATATCGACGGTCGTTTGTTCTTCCACAAGATGATCGATGTCCAGAATCCGTCTGCAGGTATCACGGAACTGAGATACATCGATCCTCGCAAGATCAAAAAGGTTATCGAATACGATCAGCCCAAAGATCGTCTTCGTGCACCTGTTGATCCTGAAACTGCAGTCCTTGCACCTAAGTCTGTAGAGTATTACATCTACAGTCCTAAAGGTTTGAAGGGATATGAAAAAGCAGGAGTAAAGATCGCACCTGATGCCATTTGCTACGTCCACTCTGGTGTGGTGGATATGCAAAGAAACATGGTGCTTTCACACCTTCACAAAGCGATTAAGGCACTCAATCAACTTCGTATGATTGAGGACTCGCTGGTGATTTATCGACTGTCTCGTGCACCCGAACGTCGTATTTTCTATATTGACGTTGGTAATCTGCCTAAGCAAAAGGCAGAACAATACCTGCGCGAGGTCATGAGTCGCTACAGGAACAAACTGGTGTACAACGCTGACACTGGCGAGATCCGTGACGACAAAAAGTTCATGTCGATGCTAGAGGACTTCTGGCTTCCTCGCCGCGAGGGAGGGCGCGGCACTGAAATCTCTACCCTTCCTGGCGGGCAAAACCTGGGCGAGTTGGAAGACGTTAAGTATTTCCAACGTAAGCTCTACCGTGCACTCAACGTGCCCGAGTCGCGGTTGGAATCGGAATCTACTTTCAATCTTGGTCGTAGTGCCGAGATTACTAGAGACGAAGTGAAGTTTCAGAAGTTCATTGTAAGACTTCGCAAACGTTTCAGTGATCTCTTCAACGATCTGCTGAAAACTCAACTCGTTCTCAAGGGAGTTATTTCCCTGGAAGAATGGGATGATATGAAAGAGCATATCCAATATGACTTCATTGCGGATAACTATTTCAGCGAACTCAAAGAAAAGGAAATCCTGAATGAGCGTCTTGCTCTGCTTCAGCAGATGGATGTTTATGCAGGAAAGTATTTCTCCCTTGAGTATTTGCGTCGTCAAATCCTGAAGCAGACTGATGATGAGATCGCAGAGATCGATGAACAGATGCAACAGGAAATGGCAGATGGGAAGCTGATCGATCCCATGGCGATGCAGCAGATGGAACATGAGCAGATGGCAATGAGTCTGCAGCCTCCCGAACCTGAAGTTCCTGAAGAAGAGGAAGGCATCGATCCCAAGGACTATAAGCGCGGCGAAATCTGATTGTGCTAAATAATATATGTTAGTGCACACACATTACTATGGCATCCCCCGCATCCCTTGACATTGTAAATGCATTGTTCGCTGGTCAGAAAGATCTTTCTGATCTGGTGAATGTAGCGATGCACGATAAAGCACTGGAAGCAATCCAACAGAAGAAACAAGAAGTTGGACAGCAGTTCTTCAACCCTGAAGCGTCAGCAGAAGAGGAAGAAGAAGACAGTGAAGAACAAACTTCAGAGGAACCTACTGATGAAACTGATAACGGAGAAGATTGAAGACGCCAAGGTAGTTATTACCGAAGGCAAGAACGGTTCTAAAAAGTATTTCATTGAAGGCGTTTTTCTTCAAGGAGATCTTAAGAATCGCAACGGGCGTATGTATCCCGTTGGTCTTCTTGAAAGAGAAGTCACCAAGTATGACAGAGACTATATTCAGTCTGGTCGTGCTCTGGGCGAACTTGGTCACCCCGAGGGTCCGACCATTAACCTTGACCGCGCATCTCACCTCATCACGTCCCTCAAGAAGGAAGGTACCAACTTCATCGGAAAGGCACGACTGTTGGAAACTCCCATGGGCAAGATTGCAAAATCTCTGCTTGATGAAGGTGTAAAACTGGGTGTTTCCTCAAGAGGTCTTGGTACTCTCAGAGAAAGCAACGGTTGCAAAGTCGTCTGTGATGACTTCATGCTCGCAACCGCAGCAGATATTGTTGCAGATCCCTCTGCTCCTGATGCATTCGTTAACGGAATCTACGAAGGAAGAGAGTGGATTTGGAACAACGGTTCCATCCATGAACAGAAAATCGATGCTATCAAGCGTCGTATTGATACAGCCGCGCAAAATCAACTTGAGGAAAGGAAACTTTCCGCATTTAACCAGTTTTTGCAAAGTTTGTAATATATAAATAACTATAGCAAAACAGACCTTTGTACCAGGAGACACACTAATGTCTAAAGAGATTGAGAATCTGGACGAGAACCAAGTGACAGCTAACGCGAAGCCTGCTGATCCCCAGAAAAAACTGGAGAATGAAGGCAGTGGTCTCGCTGGTGTTGAAGATCTTGGCGGTCCCACCCCTCAGAACTCCAAGCCCGACGACGATAGCAATAAGTATCGTGTCGTAGCAAAGAGCGCAACAGCACCAACGACCAAGCCTTCTGATGCATCTGCATCCCAAGGCGCAAGCATCAAGAAAGAGGATGCTGAGGTTGAGGGTGAAGAACTCACCGAAGAGGAAGTAGAAGAGACAACAATCGAAGTGGATCTTTCCGCCGATGTTGCTGCTCTGACCGAAGGTGAGGACCTGAGCGAAGAGTTTAAGGCAAAGGCAGCAACCATTTTTGAGGCTGCTGTTGTTACTCGCCTTAACGAAGAACTTGAGCGTATGCATGAAGATTACGCCAAGGTTCTTGCAGAAGAGATTGAGACAGTTAAGTCCGAACTCGCAGAAACTGTGGATCAGTACCTGTCGTATGCGGTACAGCAGTGGGCGAAGGACAACGAACTCGCTATCGAAAGCGGCATCCGTGTCGAGATGGCTGAGTCGATGATGACTGGTCTCAAGCAAGTTTTCGCAGAGAACTACATTGAGATCTCTGACGAGAAAGTTGACTTGGTTGATGAAATGACCGAGCAACTCGATATTATGGAGAAAAAACTCAACGATCAAATCGAGGAGAATGTCGCTCTCGTACGCGAGATCGGCGGTTATACCAAGAATGGGATTGTGAGCGAAGTTTCGGAAGGTTTGTCGCTGACCCAAAAGGAAAAGCTGGCAGCACTTGCTGAAGCAGTTGAGTTTGAAGATGAAGAAACCTACCGTGAGAAAGTTGCAACTCTTCGTGAGTCGTACTTCTCCACTAAACCCGAGGTTACTCCTAGCGAGTTGACCGAGGATGTGCAAGTCGAGAGTCAGAACATAAGCGGTTCTATGAATGCATATGTTCAGGCACTTTCTCGCTGGTCTAAATGATTTTAGATTGTAATCTAGTTCACTAACCTACCCAATAAAGGAGAAAAGCAAATGTTCAATAGCGAGCATCTGCAGGAAAAGTGGGCACCCATTCTGGAACACTCCGAGATTGATACCATCTCCGATAAGTATAGAAAGGCTGTTACCGCTGTCCTGCTCGAAAACCAAGAATCCTTCCTCCGTGAAGAGCGTGGCATCCTGAGTGAGGCTGCCCCCACAATGTCTGCTGGTACCGCTGGTTTCAGTGGCAGCAGCACCGCTACTGGTCCTGTCGCAGGTTTCGACCCTGTTCTGATCAGCCTGATCCGCCGTTCGATGCCTAAGCTGATTGCTTATGA